CAATATACCACCTTGCAATGCACAAGCCATCCAATTAGGGTCAGGGTGTGTAACCTTTGCAGGTTCATCAGGTGACTCTGGGTCTTCCCATACAACACAATATTCTGTTCTATAAGGCTCTAACTTCTCTTTTGCCCAACACAATCTATCCCAAAGATGTGTGCCTTGAAATTCTGGTGTTTCTATTGTCATGCTAGGTCTCCAACTAAAATACATTCAACTCTTGTTGCATCATAAAAACTACTACCTAAAGAACAGCATTGCACTTCATATGTATTAGTGGCAAGATTTTGATCTCCCATGACATACATATCTCTGTAATATGTTCCCTCATCTCCTGACGCAGATGTTGCTACAGAAAAGGATGTGTCAGTCATAGGGTTGTCCATAGTCATTTTAAATATACCTGTGCCTTCATCAGTTATAGACGTTGTATTCAAAGAGGCATTTATTGTTCCTACCATAGTAAAAGTTATACGTTGTTTAGGCACACCACTCACAATAAAGTCTGTATCCAAAGACTTAGCAGTAGATGTTATCTGTCCACTTGTCTGTAACGTATCAAATGCTATTGTTCCGTTTGCCATTATGCTAAGTCTCCAAATAACGCACTATAAGTTAATTTATCTATATCTATATAACCTCCAGTACCGCTTTGTGTATAAGCCATTTGTAGTCTATAAACGCTTGTTGAGTTTGTATCATTTGTTGGATTACAAGATATTATAGGCTGGTTTGCAGCTATGTTAGAAGCTGTTGCAACTATTGAATAATTAGCATTTGCCATATCATTTGTAATTTCAAATGTGTAATCTCCTGTTCCGTTGTCTGTCCCCGAAGTTATATTAAAAGAATCATTTATACCTGCGGTAGGTGTTCCATTCAACCAGCACTTTGCCAATCCTTGTTGAATACTTGTCTGTGCTGAACCCTCACCTCTAATAGTCATAGAGTTTGCACTTGCACTAACTACAGGTGTTGAGCCAATGGTTATGGTTGTTGCAGTGGACTTGCCTGTGATTGTGTCTAGGATTACTTCACTCATGTTCTTATCCTATTAACCTAACAGTAAATGATGAGTATCTTCCATTATTATCTAAATAAAGCTCACCTTGATTTAATCGCACCGAAATATAATCACTTGCAGCAAGTTCTACTAATGCGTGAGCATGAAGCTCAACATATTGAGTATCTACTGAATTATAACCATGATGCAAACTAACTGTTCCATTTTTCATTATTGTAAACTGTATGTTTGTTGATGCACTATTGTTTGCTAAAAACTGACACTCAGCAGCATAAATACCAGCAACTGGAGCAACAAATCTTCCTGTGCTTTCACTATAACAACTACCTTGATTAAGTAATATGCTATCAAATCTAACATCAACACCAGTTGAGGTATAGGGGTTACTACCGTCTTGTGCATTAGATGTAGTTAGTCGTGCCATACAACATGGAATTTTTGGCATGTTTACACGACCACCACTATCAATAGTCATCCCACTTGTACCATTTGTATGTTGTATGGTTTGTACTTTAAGTGTACTCACGATACCACCAACCTTCCACCACTATTGACCGTCAAAGTAACACCACTATCTATTGTAAATGTTCCAGTAACCTGTGCATTTTCTGTGGCTAGTATTGTTGTATTAGCAGTTAAGTTTTGTGCATTAGTTCTAAACAAACCGCCTGCTTTAAAGTTACCCTTGTTTTCTGCGGCTGGTGTGACTGTGCCAGTCTGTGGTGCTAAAAAGTTTACAAAGATATTTGCAGTTCCAGAACTAGGTGCGGCAGTAAATGTCAAAGTTGTGCCATCTGGTATGGTATATGCTGATGTATCTTGAACAACACCATCTACAGAAACAAGCACATCTTGTACTGAACTTACTGTTCTATTTAATGTAAATGTAGTATCTGAGTTATCGCCATTAAATCTTTGTACGGCAGTTGTAGCCTCAAAAGTTGTAACTGGTGACTTACCAACAAAAGGCATTATGTTATCTCCATTATTGATATGGTTATATCAGATGCTCCTGATGCAGTCAGTGTAAGTTCGTCAGTATCTTCTAATACAACTTTATTTCCAGCTAATAATTCAAGAGACGAACCTACAGGCACGGGTGCATTTTTAATTAAATGAACTGTGTTATTAGCACCACCATTAGTACCACTATGTGTTCTACTGGCTGTATCTGATACAAGTTTTACTGATACTGTAACTTGACTTGTTGTTGTGTTAGCTACCATAATTCCTAGTACTATTGTTGCAACAACAGATCCACCTGCAACATATATTTGCTCTTCGGCTGTTATATTTGTCGCAGTAACTACTTTAAATGTATTCGCCATGTTATCATCCTAACGCTATTGCTAATGCTGTTGCCTCATTCGCTGCATCTGTAGCACTTGTTGCACCTATAT